GGGACGGTGGGACGGGGGGATTCGGGATTGGTTCCACCAATACCCGGTTCAGCGCTGACGCTTGCGCTTGGTGGGGCATCCTCTGGATTTGCCCTTAGTTCTTCCGCTTTTCGCTCCAGGTCTGCCAGGTAGAGTTCCGGATTATTCTGGTACGCCGCACGCTCTGTACCAGGCAGTGCCATGAACTCTTGTTTGACCTGTGCCACTAGAGTCATTGCCTGTCGGTAGTCTAGTGGGTTGGCTTCGCCGTAGTGGGGTTGCGCTGGGTTGACGTGAGTCAAGATGTCGCCCGCTTGGTGCCGAGCGAGGATTGAGTTTATATCACAATCTTTTTTGAAAGATTGTTGGGTGAGTGATGGTCCGCCCTTCTGGGCGGTTACGCGGACGCGGGGTGAATATTCGGTGCGCGGCGCCGGTTTTTTCGAATGAATTTCGACCGCTTTTTCCGCTATAGATTTTTTTGTCATTTGAATGGTTGCCAGGTATCCCAACCAGATTTTGACTGTTTGAGATAGCCTTTGGCTTTTCCTGGGTTTTTGAAGAGTGAGCCTATTCCTTGGAGGCCGCGCATAACTTGGCCTGCAGAGTTGTTCATGAGATTCATTTCACGGAATAGTGGATTGTCCCTGAAAAACTCTACTTCGTAGGCTTTCAGGGCATTTTGCATTGTTTGATGTGCAGATTGGTTTGACAGTAGCCGGGATTGAGAAGCTGCTACTTGTCTGCGTTCGTCGGATTCCCTGGCTTGTGCCTGGAGGAGATCCGCCTGGGCTTTTAGTAGACCGACATTTTTCGCGGAAGATGCTACTTCCGATGTCGGATTAGTGATGTTAGGTCTGGCACCCGCTGGAGAGGCAGCAGGGCTGCCGAGTGCCAGGATTCGGTTTAGTCCCGCTTTTTCGAGATCATTAGCAGCACGCTGGTATTGAGTGGACGCCATGCGCTCTTGAAAACGCATTTGGTCTTTAGATAGGTCGATATTTTTCTTGTTAGAAAAAAGACCGCCGGCGAGGGATAAACCCCCACCGGCAATTGCGGCTGCTACTGCGGGAAGCATTAGAAGTGGTCGATGAGGCCGGGAGTCCCATACATTGGGATCGGCCTGGCGGCTTTTACTTTGAACCAGGCATCCATGATGAACTGGGGTTCTGCCGGTACCGCGATAACGCGGTCTACCGGTGGATCTTCCTGGATGAAAGCCTCATTTAGTGAAGGAGTGGAGCCGAATTCTTGGGCAAGATGCCAGAAGTCGAGAGAGGAGGCGGCTATTGATCGGAATAAGCCTGTAATTTGGGATTTGGCGTGCCGATACTCGGCATACCTTTCCTGGTACCCAAAAACGTCATCGTCAGCAATGCTAGACGTGGAGTAGATTTCACCATTTAGAACGGACTGCTCGCCAATATGCGAGAGTGCCGGCCAGTAGAAATCGTATCTAGTTTTTCGGCGCCAGTGTCGTTCCGTGCCTTGCTGGTAGGTGATGTCGGCTCGGACTGTAGCCAGTCCTATAACCATGCCGTGTTCAGTGAACGACTTAGTGAAACCATGACCGGTAGGGGCGGCTGTGCCCATTGCTGCCAAATTGCCCTGGGGAGTTGTTGAAGTCTCCCCCGTTTGAGCTACCGGGGTTATTTGGATCGGGGTGCTGCCCGATCCTAGGAACTCGGATCTTTGCTGTCTGCCGTCGGGTGAAACGACTTTAAAGTGAGACAGGATCACTTCGGGATAACGGGTGCCCCCTCGAGCGTCACGCTCTAAGAGTTTTTGAATTTGGAAAGCCTGGCGAAGTGTATTTATGGTATCGCCAGTGCCGGCGCCCAGTTCCGCGAAGATGAGGGGATAGTCTGTTGCCGGATCGGCATCGGCATACATTATGCCTGCAGAAGCAAAGGCGTGAGTATCTTCGTAGATTGCCGAGCCTGTTGTGGTTTCGTACACATTCCTGTTGGTCGGGTTGACACCCGCTGTGTCTATAACACCTATGCCGCTGACTGGAGCTTGGCCAGAGAGGAAGCTAACGGCTGTGCCTTTTTGCGGGAAGGGGAGGCAGGAAGTGAAATAGTCAGGCTTTTTGTTTACTCGGAAAAGCTCGTAATCTGCCTGGGCATCGGGTCCATCGTCGATGTCGGGTTGAGTGCCGGCCTGTAGGTTTTGGTTTCTGAACCATTCGTCGAAGATTTTCGCGTAGGCGCGGAATGGTAGTGCCGAGGCACCGCCGAATGCGACGGTGCCGATCGGTAAACCAAAGTAATCGTAGATAGAGCCGGTATTAGGTACCAGGCTAGAAAAAGTAGGAACCACATAGTCGATTGAATCACCTGGACTCGCTTGCTCGCCGCAGAACTTTTTCCAGTTTTCCCAGACAAGTCGATTCTCCACACTGAACCAGTACGTTTGAAAATACAGGTTATCCATTATGGGTTTGAGTGGAGTAGCCAGACGTATAAAAGCCGTCATGTCTACTTTGATAGTGTCTCCAGGAAGGGTTTCCTGGTAGAAGATCGGGATTAGAAGGCCCGCGTCGAAGGTAGTTTTTAAACCCCGCGACAGATCGAATGAACTGCGCGGGATTTGTGGGGCCTCTATTTGGCTGAAGGGGGGCTTGCTGGTTCTTCGGATTTGCTTGTTTGCCATGGTAGGTCCGGTTGTTCAGGATGGACGTATTCCAAGGCAGCACCCAAGGGGACGTTAGCGTCGTGGGGTTTGATAGTACCAGAGCTATCGTCGAATGTGCCAATCTCCATGAGGGTGAAGTCTGTCGGGTATTTGGCGATCCTGGTTTCCGGATCATTTGCGGCTTCGGTGAACATCCGAACCGCCAGGCCGACAGTGTTTTGGAAGAAGGGCGGGCTGTACGCTTCGCTCTTGACGTCGTAAATACTAAATGCTTTCAGAATCATTTTCGTAGCCTCTTTTTAGTGTTTGTAGTTTTTTGAATTGGCAGAATTCCCGGACGTCTAAACGATCCGGATGAATATCTTTGTCTCTGTTTTCGTGTCTCCTTCTTTTGATTTGTTCCAGTCGTTCGGGGTCCTTCCGATCAAGGAGTTTGTCGTAATAGCGAGGGACGGGAATATTCTTTCCATCCATAACCACCCTGTCGTGGTCATGACAGTCTGAGTCTCCGTATTGTTCATACCAAGAGGCACCGATACCCGGTCGGTTTGACATCGTTGCATATTCGGACGGAAGCTGACGCTCTTGAAGAATTTCGCCAGTGATTTCGCAGCATTGCTCATAGTGTTTGTGTGCATTTTCGCCGCCTTGTTTTTTTATGATGTATCGCGCGACGTATGCCGCGCTTTTGAAGGTGACTCTACCAATTGTGACGTGTCCTTTTTGCCAAATGTTTTCCAGTTCGGGGGAACGATAGTAGAGATGACCATTGATTCTAGTAAAAGGGTACAGGTCGTCGAGCCTGAGGCCGAAGATGAGCGCGTGATAGTGGGGGCGCTTGTTTTCATCACCGTATTCTCCGCAGTGAAAGTAACGTAAGGATCCGGCAGGACGTTTTTTTCTAAGGTCCTTCATGAATTGCCGGAAGTGTTTGGGCTTTAGATGTCCGTACTGGGGTAGCGTTTCGGGTTTGTAGGTCAGAGTTACGAATTGGTTAAATTCGTGCATTTGGGCTTCGTGCATACAACGCACGGCCCATTCTTTCGAATGGTCTAGCCTACAGCCTATGCATTTACCGCAACGGACCCGCTGTAGATTGCCGTTTGAGTCCTGGGGTTTAAAGGTAATGCCGCCACCTCTTTTGGTCCAGCCCAAAAGGGGTTTATAGCAAGGCATTACCAGAGTTGAATGCCACCGCGTCGCTGACTAGCGCGGGGGCTGTTCTTCCGGTTCATTTTCATTCCGGCTTTGAAGTTCCGGTTGCTCTTTTTTCGGCTCATTTTCTTGGGTCGGCGCATCGTGTGGTCTCCTGATGTCGATTTCAGTTTCCTTGGTCCGCAGTGTGCAGGCCGTCGTGGCTAGTATAAGCAGAAATAGAAGGATTTTGGCCATGTGAAGCGGTCCGTTTGGTGTGTTGGTGGAGTCACCTGGCCTATATGACATCAAGTAAGGTCATATAGGCCGTGCGGCAGCGTTTGTTACGTTGCCTGAACCCCTCTTTTTCCCCCCTTAAAAAGGGGGGAGAGTGTCGAGATTTTTTACACATATTTTTATGTGTTTTGGGTTGGGGGCGCGCTCGCT